AGCTTGAGGTTCTACAATGGTAGAGTCAGGCTTTGTTGATGATACTGGTTTGCTTGCCAAACCTTCGGTGATAGTTTGAGCAGTTGTATTGGTCTTTTTCTTGACAACTGATGCACCGGAATTAAATGATTCGGCTAAAACTGTATATGCCAACTTGACTTCACGAATATTCTTGGTCAAGTCGAAAGTGTTGATGATCTTAAGTTTTTGATCTTCGTTCAAACTCTTACCCTTGAACAACTTGTTGGTATAAAGCAACTTAGCATTCAATAGGTTGGTTTCTGCTAGAACGCCCTTCATGAACTTTACAGTACTTAGAGCTTCCGACAATTGTTTCTTTAGAGTTTCGTTTTCTTCGTTGATAGCTACTAGAGCTTCTGCCATTTCTTCAGAAGTTACGTCATCTTCAGCAGCTTCTGCTACTGGAGAAGGAACTTGACCTGGAGCTGGTACTGGGGCTGGAGCTGGTGGAACTTCTGCAGTAGGAGCAGCAACTGCTGCTGGTGCTGGGGAGGTTTCTTCAGCTTCTAGTTCGGCTAGAAGTTCATCTAGACTGATTTCTTCATCTACATCGGTAGAAGCTTCAGATCCAGATTGTTCTTCGGTATCGGATTCTTCGGATGAACCTTCGGAAACTTCACTTTCTAGTTCGGCTAGAATTTCGTCTAGTTCTGCACTGGTTACTTCAGCACCTTCTTCGACTGAAACTTCTTCAAGTTTTGCATCGAATTCTTGTTTTCCAGGTTGAGTTGTGTTCTTGTTGGAAACAGGTGATGGTTTAGTTGGATGTTGTTTAGAAGCAACGTTGCTGTCATCTTTACCGATGTTAGAAGATCCAAGTTTTTCTTCAATCTTGCCTTCTTCGGTTGTGGCTTCGTCAGCCATTTCTTCCTTGAGCTTTTCTGCGAACATTTCTTTCATGCTTGCAGCAAAGTTTTCTTCAAGGAAAGTTTTTGCGTTTGCCAAAGCTGTTTCACGTACAGCCTTTGCGTCTGCAATGCTTTCTTTTAATAGATCGCTCATAATTATATTTCTGCCTTTCTTATTGTTATTTGTTGGTGAAGCTATTGAAGAACTCCAAAGAAGATAAAATGATATGACATCAAAGAATGATGTATTTGAATAATAAATATATTATAAAATGGAAAGAAGTGGAAATATTTTATATTTATTGATATATGCCTGCTAAAACAGAAAAACAAGCAAGACTTTTCAGACTCGTAAGAGCATTACAAAAAGGTGGAATCAAATCCAAAGAAGTATCTCCACAAGTTCGTAAAATGGCTCGTACTATTAAACCAAGTAGTGTAAAGCACTTTACCAAGGTAAAAGAAATTATTCAAAGACTAAAAGAAAACGAGTATAGTTTGAGTAAAATGAAAAAGGTAAAGGGTGTTAGTCTTAAACAACATTTGATGAAACAAGTTGGATTGCCATTTGATGAAAAGGAACTTGAAATATTTCAAAGTAAACAAACTGGTTTTGCTGGATTTGGTAAAACTACTTTCAAAAATAATAAAACAAACAACGAAATTTACACCGAAGTTAGTAGTAATAATACAAATAAAAAGTTTGTATTCAAAAAATTAGTGGATAATACTGATGGTAGTTACAAATATGCATGTTTTGTACAAAGATCTTTTCTAGATAAACCCGAAAAAGAAATATTGGATTTACTAAGCAATAGTTTTGATAATAAAGACACTGCTGAAAAAACTAAAACATTATCTGACTTCATTGATCGTATTAATACAACTCTAGGATCCATTTAATATGCCATACAATTTCAATCCAAATTTCAATAAACATATGAATCAACCCAAGGATAATTACAAAAACATCAAACGAAAGGGTGACGAAAATCCATATTCAAACCCGGATGTTCGTGCAATGAATACAAATTATAACAACTACAAAAGTCCAAAATTGATTAATTTTTTAAATAACGATAACTTTGAGGAAGATGTTAAAATGTATAAGTTGGAAGATTTGGATCATCCAAACGGATGGAATTTTTCAGAGTTGGATATGTTGGGTGAAATGAATTTTAGAATTGACGACGACTACAAAATGTATAGTGAAATTGAAGTACCATCTCTTCAATTAGAAAATGAAAAAATAAAAGCCTTCGTCTATAAAACTGACGAAGGCTATGTGATGGAAACTAATCGAAAATACGTTTTTGAAACGTTTAATAAATTGTTAGAATATATTGATTCTATCCCAATGAAGCAATACTAACGGAACTTGGTTGACCTTGTGTTTGATAAGCTTGTGGAGCTTCATTAACTTGATCTGCGATTTCGAAATATCTCTCTAAACGGCGGCCAACTTCTTCATACAACATTTCAAGTTGTTTTTCAATGGCCTTCATTTTTTGAGCTTCTTCATACATTTTTGCGGCATCACGTTTGATTTCTTTCATATCACGTTCTACCATTTTGGCCTCCATCCAATCACCACATTCTTTCAAAGCATAACGTTCTGCTAAATTAACAGCTTCCATTATTTTTTGAGCAGTTTCGTATACACCATCGGCCTTTAAACCTTTACGATATTCGTTGTATGATTTAATAGTTTCAACCATATTCTTCTTCTCATAAACGGTAAGAGGAGTATATGCGTGTTCAGTAGAGTTTTCTAGTAAATGTTTTAATTTCATACTTTATAAATATTATAGTTCTGATAGAATGTTGTGGATAATTCTTTCAACATTACTATATGGGTTAATAATTGTTTTGTGTTGTTCAACACTTTCATTTATCTTACCTTGTGGATACATGAAAGCTCCTTGTGTACTTGGATTGCTTACAAAGTCAAAGGCAATTAAATCAAAATCATCTTGTACAACATCAGTACCTTCTCTCATATCTTTCTTAACACTGCCTAATCCACGACTACTGATGCCCAATAAAATTCCAGATTGCAATAAATCTCTTAGAATGTTACCGCTTGGTGTAGGAAGAATTTCGACAGTACCAACTAAATCTTTACCATCCCACCCCATATCCACGATGTTGTGACTAACATTCTTTAAGTTAACAACCGATGATTCTGGATGATCCAATTCACCCATAGCACGACGTTGTTTAACAAAATTTTGCATGTATTTTTCAGCTTCACGTTTCAATACATCTTCTGGATATACCCGACCATTTTGATTTTTAGCATCGGCACGTTGTAATACGCCGTTTACGAGAAGTTTACCATCTTTAAGTGATTCATTCAAAGCAGATCGCTTAAATTCAAATGGCATTACATCAATTAATACTTGTTTCATATTATACTTTTGGTTGTGTAGGAGGTTGTTGTTCTGTACCAGTTTTTGGTTCGGACTGTGGCTCAGTCGAAGGTTCTTCGTCTGAGGTTACAGTATTTGTAGGAGTTGCTGACTGTTGAGGATTTACAAGAGCTTTAGATTTAGCTACTTGATATTGATCCTTTGGTTTCAAATCAGCGGTTCCTAATATTTTAATAGAAAAACCTGGTTTAATAAAGAATTTAGCTACTTTTTGTTTATTTTCTTCACGACCAATTATAATAATTACATATCTATCATAATAATAGTCGATGGCTACACCGGTAACATTGATCGTATAATCAGTCTCCGGTTGTTTATATCCTTTACTTGCTCTTACAACAATTTTTTTACCTAAAATCTTATCTTGTATAGTTTTTTGAAGATTGTTCTTTAGTGATTCTGTGCTGCTTTTTAATTTAGTATCAAATGCAGTAAAATCGGGCAACACATCATAATTTTTTACATCTACAGATGGTTGGGTTTGTGGTTTTTGTTGTGTGGGTGGTTGTTGAACAGGAGCAGATGGTTGTTGAGGAGGTTGTTGTCCTTCTTGTTCATACTTTAAACCATTAAATCCTTCGGTAAATGGTAAACTACCTTGTTTATATCCAACCAAATTTGGATCCAAGTCTGGATCATTGTGTTGAACCAATCCATGTTCATCTGTATAAGTGTCTGCTGGTTCTATATTAAAAGCAGGAGTTGCAAATGCTGGTTGACTATATACTTGATTTTCTAACTTATACCCAGGACTTCTTTTGATAGGTTTTGCTAATTTATATCCTAATTGTGTATAAGTTGCAGGTCTTGCTCCTCTTTTAGAAAAAGCAAATGGGGTTCTAGCAGCATCGCCACCTACAGCAACTGGACCAGAAGCAACTGGGCCAGTACCAGTAGTACTGGCTTCATTTTTAGCTCTTATTTTAGTTAAGAGTTGCTTAATCTTGTGTTTTAGATGGGGCTTCATTCTTTATCTTTTCAATTTCCTCTACTAATTCGTATGCATTTAACAATGAAGTTAGTTGATTTTCTTTTACAATACCCACTACATTTTTATTGGAAAATTGATTTACAACTTCTGTAATTTTAATCTTAACTATATCGGAATTAATTGTTTGAAGATTTTCCTTTAGAATGACACTAACTCTTTTATATTCTTCATTAACAAACTTAGTAAACTTACTTGAATTACTAATATTTGTGATGTATTCTTTAAGTAGTTTCTTTTGTGCTGGTAACAAATTACTATACTTAGTATTGAAATTTTCAATCAAGAATTTATAAGCTAACAATCTTACTTCTGCACTCTGACTTCCATAAACATCCAAACTTTCTTCGTCGTTCTTCTTTTCTTTGGTTAAATTTTCAACGATATATTCTCTGGATTCCAATAATTCGGATACATCAAATTTAACTTCTTGTTCGGCTTGATTTTCAAACAATTTATAAATTGAAGCATATAACTTATAATTGGGAATTTTGTTCTTTAAAAATTCATCAATGTTATATTTTTCTTTTATCTCTTTAATAACGTTATATTTTTGTTTGTTCAATTCACGTTCATCTAATTTTGAACGGGTCTGAAGTACTACATTTAGAATACGTTCGGCTGCGTTGGTATCCTTGCTGGTTTGTTGTAGTACAAAATTATATAACTGTGCTTCTTTGCCAAGTTCTTTACTTTCGTGGAAGTACTTAAACATCAAATTTTTAGTAAACGACTCATCCCTACCCGCCAAAATATCTGCAGTAATTTGACGCGTAAGAAGTTCAAACAATATTCCAGCATTCTTGAATTTTGAATGTTTTGCTTTCTTATGCATAATATTAATATTATTTATAAATATATCAGAACTCCATAAATATATAGGATTTGTGTTTATTCTTTTATATTTCTTTCATCCATAAAGGATTTTTCTTCTCCTTCTCTTAAAATTTTCTTTTCTTCTTCCACGGTGTTCAACATACTAGTTAATCCTCTGAGAGATTCTAATGATAACGGAGATTTATTTTTATACTTGTGTGTTACTGATAAATCACTACGTCTGTTGTTCTCTAATGTACCCAATGGATCTTCACCAAATCTATATTTGGACGCATCTTTTCTACCAGTTTGATCACGTTCTGCCAATTTTGGTGGTGTAGCTGGTTTGCTTTCTTTTCCACCGGTTTCTCCACTTGGTTTTTCAGAAGGTGGGGTTTCAGCTGAAGTATCAGGAGGTGTTTCTGAACTCAAATCTGAACCTGGTCCACCTCCACCCATATCTGCACCCGGTCCTTCGCCACCACCTTCTTCTTTATCAGCTGATTGTAAGAACTTAATTGCTGGATCGTTACCTTCTTCTTCGATTTGTTTGAATCTATAAGTTCCCTTAGCATCGTCAATAAGTTGTTTTTGCAACTCAATCATATCTTGATCTGTAAGACTAAATACATTTTCATAAATCCACTTTTTACTGAAGAATTTATTTTCTTGCATGTCTTTACTAACTTCAACCTTACTCTTCCAAACATCAATCTTTTCTTTTTCAAAGATAGTAGATGGATTGGTTAGTTCTAATGTGAAATCTACCAACGATTCATCTCTATATCCTTGTGAATACAAATGAATAACCGCAATCTTATTTAATTCACTAACAATGATACGTTGTACACGTTGAATTGTACGAGCAAAACGAATATCTTCTGCTGCCAATGTAGCTTTACCACTTAAACTTTCGTCGTATCCCAAGAATGCCTTTGGAATCTTAAGTGCTGCCATCATCTTATTACGTAGATATTCGATATCATCTGTACCAGTCCATTCAAGACCGGGCAAATTATCAATGCTGGTACCACTATCACTACCACGAACTGGCAAGAAAAAGTCTTCTACCATGTTTTGTAGATTAAAACGTAAATTATAATCACCTGTTTGTTGATCCAAATATGGTGTCTTTTTCATTTGGTTCATAATACGTTCCATATGATTATCAACTTCATTTGGAGGAATATTACCAATATCAACTTTGAAAATACGTTTTTCAGGAGCACGCATGATACGATGAATTAACATTGCGTCTTCCATCAAACTTAATTGTTTCCATACACGACGAGCACCTTCCAACATACTCTTACCATATGGCAAGAAGTTACTGTCACTCAACAATCTAAAATGTGCAATTTGATAATTTTCTAAATCTTCAAGTTTATTTCCGTATGGCAAATTAACTTGAAATTTAACAAAGCTTTTATTTGTTAATACGGCATTTTCTACACGGGTTACATAGTAAGTACTCAATGGTTCTACCATGTATACACCATATTCAGGACTAATATGTAAACGTAGATAAAAATCTCCGTATTTAACCATACAACGAGTCCAACTCCAAAGGTTGAATTCGATGTTTAGAATATCATAAAACAAATTGTGTAGAATATTCTTGATTTCATCGTTTGTAGATTTGATTTGAAGAATTTCTCCCATTTCATTTCTAGTTGTACATTCATCTGCGTAAATGTCCAATGCAGATGCTAGAATTGGATCCATATCCATAGTGTCATAATCACGAAATAGTTCTACACGACTACTTTGATATGATAAATTGAAATCTCTTGTATATTGATTATATGAAGTTGTACGTAATCTATTAAAACGATCTCTTAAACTATTACGATCTGTAGCATATTGAATCTCATCAGTATCAATTACCTTTAATTTCTTACCGCCGATATTACGAACAATTACGTCGTTTGAAAACAAACGTTTCAAACGTGCAAATAATGAACGATTTCTTAATTCCTGAAATGATTGATCTGACATATATTATTCTATTATATAAGTATTTACAATAACCAAGTTAAACTTTCTTTTTTATTGTTTACCGTAAAATCCATCGTCTTATGATGGTCAGCAATAGGGCTTACATCCTTTTGAACAGTAACAGGACTAGTAACCTTAGATATTTTAGAAATCATTGCTTTGTTATAAGCTATTTGATCGTTTCGTAGTCTAAGAGCAGTTTCACGAACCCACAAACCAATACCCATAGACATCACTAAATCGTCGTTATAACCTCTCATTGCCTCAGCTTTTGGTCCATTCCATATAAACACGTTCAATTCTTCAAACAGTCTTTTAGACTTCATAATGACTTGTTTTTGTCTGAAGAATAACTCTAAATTACTTACAATTAACGGTCTGTTTTTACTAGTAGTTGTAAATCCCGCCACCAACTTTTTATCTTGTGCGTGCAATTTGTTACTATATGTTTTTTCAACATCAACTATAGTAAGATCAGTTGCGCTATAAAATGTATTTTGGTAATCTCGGTCTATAATCTGTTGAAGTGTTCCCCAACCCACGTTATTATTTTCTACTACCAACAAAGCATTGTTATATTCGGTTGCAACACTAACCAATAGATTACCATAATCTTTGGTTGTTAGTTGCCCTCTATATTCAGCAACTTGTTCCATCGTTTCTACATCTATAACATGAAAAGCACTAAAATCTCCACCGTCTCCTCTTGCACAGTCTGCTGTTAATAGATAGTTTTTACTATAATTGGGATAATCCCATATCCATAAATCTTGATTATTACCCCGTTTTTCTACGGGATCTTTTAAATATGTTTGTTTGTAAAACTCAAGAACATCCACACTTACAACTTGATTACCAGATGTACTAAAGTCACAATCACATTCTTGTGCTGCACCTTTTACACCAGACAATTCGGTCTGTTTATCTCTCCAAACTTGATCTCTTTCTGGATGCAGATGCCATGGCAATCTTATAGTCTTAAAATTATTCTTACCTTCTTCAGCTTCTACCCAAGTTTTATGGAAGAAATTACCTACACCGTTTGGAGTACTCAATATAATAGCTCTACCACCAGTAGACAGTGTATATTGAGCTGATAACCAAATTTCTTCGATGCCATCGATAAATGCAGCTTCGTCAATGATTAGTAACGATAGTGCTGATGAACGACCGGCAGTGCCAGCGGACGATACGGCTTTAATTTGCGATCCGTTCTTTAAACGAAGTGATAAACGATTGTCTTCTACACACGGTACTTTCAACCAAGATGGCAAGTTATCGTTAGCAAATCTAACTTTGGTAACGATTTCCTTCGCTGTTTCTTGGGTAATACTAATACACAGAATATTCTTATCATTGTGGAATGTCATTAACCACAAACTATAAGCTGCTGTGAGAGTACTAATACCCATCTGACGACTTTTAAGAACAATGTTTAATTGATTATCAACGAAGTCTTGTAAAGCATCTTCTTGGAATGGATACAGTTCAAATCCAACTGTACCTCTAATAGGATGTTGGATTTTAACGTATTTTTTCATGAAGTATATAGGATCTTCTATACACTTCTTATACTCACTTCTTATTATTTCTCTTAGATTTGGCTGACTCATATTTCTCTTCGTAATCCTTGATTTTAG